GCATAAAACATCTTTTAAAGAGTTTCATTATCCAAAAAACAGTTCAAGGTTTACAGTTTTCTCAACATTCCACCCAATCGCATCCAAAATAGACTTGAGTGGTTCTACAAAACTCTTTTCAAATTGTAAGTCATAGTCAATGTACTTGTCAAGACCGAGTTCTGTTGGGAAGTCTTGAATGAAAGAGATTACATTCTCCTGAATGATATTCGGTTTTTTCAGATAGAGAAACTTAATTTTTTCCCCATTATTGATAAGTGAATATTTATTGGTCAGTTTCTTCTCCTTGATATAGTGATTGAAGAGAAGTGCTCCACGACAATGAATAGGAGTTCCTTTGATGTAAATGTCAGCATTAGATCTGTACTTCACAACGTCAGATACAGAGCGTGGGAACGCAATCTCTTCTGGTGGAAGTTCTTTGAATTCCTTACGACATTTATCAATAAATTCAATCACATCATCCTCAGTCCCGTTCATCATTAGTTTGAGACCATCTTTAATCATCTTGCGACAAGGTGCAGGAGTAGAAGACTTGACTGCTTCAATTCCCATCATTTTCAGTTTGGGTTCTGAGTATTGAACACCCTCACTGTTCCACACGTTGAGAATATATCGCTTCTTCGCAGTCCAAATGCCACGTTCTGCAATATTCTCACGCTTCATAATCATTTTTTGTTCATATGCCGAAACGTAATCCGCAAGGTTCTGATAAGATTGTTCGATGAATGGTTCCAACTTGTCTTGACAGATCTTATCAAGTAGAGCAACAACCTTTGTTTTATCGTCAGACTTATTACTAAGAAATTTAGTAACAAGAGGTCCCATATTAAGATAGATTGAGTCAGTGTCAGATGCGATGACATAATCTTCGCCTTCTGTTTGCAAAATCTTATTTAGATATCCATTCATTCGGTTCTCAATCCAACGGATGGAGACTTGTCCAGATAATGTGATGGCTTCTGCGTTTGCAAGTTTGTAATAACGAAAGTATTGATTACCAATAGCACCATAAGCACTATTGAGTTGGATCTTCCTAGCCATCTGAATGTTGTTACATCTGGCAATCTCTTTTTCAAGTGCTTTGGTAGGAGTCTTTTCATAATCTTGTTTAGCAGCAAGCATCTTCTTTTTGTAGATGGTGCGATCCTTATAGATCTTCTCCATCAGTTCTGGGAGGAAACCACGGACATCTTTTCGGTACATGGCACCATTGGCACATACCGCATTGTCCTTGTACATCTCAAATGTTAGGTCCTCATTCAGGATTTTCTCAACAGTTGCGCTGGGATGTCTTTCCTCACGGAGGGTCTCTGGTGAGATGTTGTACTGCATAATGAGATGAGGATAAAGAGAGTTGAGGTCAAAAGACACAACCCAATCATACTTTCCAGGAATCGGTTCCTTGACGTATGCTCCTGCATATTTTGAGTCCTTGTCTGAACGTTCTTTGGGAGGAATGACTATGTTTCTTTTCTTCAAATAATTGAAGATGATTGTATCCCACATCCTAACTTGGGAGGATACATCGGCATAGTTTGCTTTTGCGTCATATGCCATCGTGACTGCCAACTCAATGAGTTTCATCTTGTCTTCCATTCGGTCAACAAGTTCCACGTCAATGATGTTATATTCTACAAACTTTTGCCAACCATTAGTATAGAAGTCTTTAAAGGTATCAAACTCAGAGTGGTCTAGTTTCTTCTGTCCAAGTTCCACACTAGCTATGTAGTCTAGACGATAGGACTCTTGTGCTTTATATGTAAACTTTTTATAAAGGTTAAGATAATCAAGTTGAGTAATACCACCAACATCATACGCAATGTGTTTGCGACCAGCAATAAAGATTTCACGTTCAGTCACAAGACCCCAAGGAGAAAGTCGTTTCATCAACTTCTCACCAAGAATCCTCTCAATACGCCGCACAAGATACGGCATATCATATAGTTCACTATTCCATCCAGTCACAACCTCTGGGATGTTTTGTTCTTCCATCCACCAGTTAATGAAGGAACTCAGAAGTTCATACTCGGTTCTGAAACCTTTGTAGATGACATTCTCCTGCTTATTCTTAAAGGGACCACGCCCCCAGGTGCGAATCTGCTTTGTCGAATAATCTTGAATGGTAATGAGAAGGACTTCCTCTGCGGCAGATTCTACATCAGGGAATCCATTCTCGGATGCAACCTCAATGTCAATAGTAGAGATTTTGATCTTGTTGGTGTCAAACTTAATCTCTTCCTCTGGATACATTTTAGAAATGTATTGGTAGATGTATCCAGTGTTTCCATAGATCTTAAAGTTATCTACGCCCTCATACTTCTTGATAAACTCACGACATTCTCTCACCGTTCCTGGTTTCACTGGTTCAACAGGTTCACCAGTCAGAGTTTTATATTTGGTTTCTCTTTTAGAAGGGACAAAAAGAGTCGGGTAGAACTTCTCCTTAGTCATGAAATGGCGACCATTCTCATAACCACGGACTAGGAAGTTGTCCCCGACCATTTGGACGTTTGTATAAAAGCGCATCAGGCAATCATCTCAAAATATTTGGAAAGCAAATCAGGTGTTGGGTCTACAAGAGTAAGGATACTCTCGGAACTAATCATGTAATCAGTTTGTGGAGAAAAGTCAATCCAAGGTTCCAATACATAAGAATCACTTGTTGCCTTTACCATCCGAAAAGGTTTAGTAAGTTTACAGTCTGGTTCTCCAATATCAGCACCGACTTCTACAATTTCAGTGATCAACACTGTGTCATTCTTCAGTAAAAGACACTTCACTATTTGTTCCATTTACTTTTTCCTCATACAATTTTTTAATTTCGCCAGCAGGTTCCACAACAGTAACCAACCAATCTGGTCTAACTGGAATCTCAGTGTCATTTGTAAACATAATCCAAGGAGTAAAAGTCACCCCAATAGAATCATCTTCTGCTTGTTCTGTAAGATATACAGATTCCGTAAGACTAAGTTTATGGGGATTTTTAAACAAGTACCCACAAATCTTATCATCAGAAATAAGTTCTTTAACATCTGCAATGATTGTCTCACCAGATTTTAATAGCGCAAGTTGTACCGACATTTACAAGATTTTTCTCCAATTATTCTACCAACAAAAAGGGGAGGTGTCAACTGGATTGTGCCAGTCACCTCCCCGTCTGCGCCGACGATATTCAGTTTTATTTATCAGGACGTATCAGGGCAGAACGGCGGCGATCGTTCCCCCGAAGAAAAGAGTCATTACTGTGCCAAATGCTAAGGCGGCGGTGGTAAAGTGCATCGTCTCCTCCATAGGTCTAAATTATATAGTCATTATGTATCATAGTGATACAAAAGTCTGTAATTGTTGCTACTGATTTCTACTCAATTGTATTGATTTAAAGATAGTCTTTACGAGAATGATGCTCTGGGACTATTTTCCCAAGTATGATCCGTAGAAGTCCGTCTTCGAATACAACGTCCCTAACTTCTGTGTCGTCGGATAAAGTCCACGCTCGTTGAAAACTTCTGCTAGCCAATCCCTTGTGGATAAACGTTCTCTCCGATTCTGTGTCTTCCTTTTGTCCTTCGACAAAAAGTTTTCCATACTCCGTGTATACATTAACCTCTCCTTTCTTAAACCCTGCTAATGCAATTTCCAAATGAGATTCCACATTATTTATTTGAATCAGGTTATAAGGTGGATAGTTTTTTGTCGTTTCATGAAGATTAAACAGACGATCAAAGTATTCGTCCATTCCAATACTGTTTCTCGTAATCCTATCCATCAGGGCAGGAAGATCCGCAGCAGTATACCTTGCGAGGTTGTTCATTATTGTAGCTCCTTATAAAAGCGAGTTTGTGTTGTGTGGACCCTTACGGCATCCACTACTAATTATACAAGAAAGCATAAAAAAGGGGGTGTGGAACCCCCTACAAAATTATTCGGTTTCTTCTACTCGTTTCTTCTTGGACCCAATATTATACTTGGTTTCCAGAATCCAGTCTTGCTTATCTTTATATGCAAGGACCTTGATTTGATTCAGAGGAGCAATATCCTGAATCTTAGTGACATCAACAATACCAATTAGACCCCAGTCAGCAAGCAACTGAGCGATACGATTGCGTCGTTGGACATCATTCACCGTCAGGTTTGCGTGCTTACCGTCAAGGGCAAACAATTCCTTAAAGTGAACCAGATAATACCTTCCTTGCTTGTGGAGAATATGGCAGGACTGGTAAATCTTCTTTTCTTTTCTTGAAGCAACTCCGATACGGGTCAGAGTTTCACGCACTTTCAAAAAGTCATCGGGTTCATTGAGAACCACTTCAACCATTTGTTCGGGCGACCACTTCACTTCGGGTTCTTGAACCACACTCATTTTTTTCCTCCAGTATCAAATTTCGATTTAATAAAAGTAAGTTGTTCTTCTGTAAGAATCCTCAAAGCTTGTTTTGCCTTCTCATTACTATAACCATAATAACGTTTGACATAATCAAGGTCTTTGATTTTATCTTGTCGGAGCCAGGGAGAAAATCTCTTCTTTTTCCTCAGACTATTTAGATAAAAATCATATTGTAGTTTT